AAATGTTAATTGCAGTACAGTTGGAATAACAGGAGGAACATCTTTCTCTATTGATTTCACAGGTTCAACTGCTTCAACAACATCTGTACAATTTACCTCAGCGGTTCCAAGTGTAATAAGTGGAAACACATATTATACTAATGGTTACACACAATTTGATGGTGGAACATCTACAATTTTAGGCGACTTACAAACACAATTACATAGTATTTTAGTTACTAATAGTACATCAGGAACTTCGGCTTATTATTTTGGTCCAGTTTCAGGTACTCAAGCAACTGCAAATATTGTTGCTGGATTAACGGCTTCAACTAATGTATTTGGTGTTAATAGTATTACATCAACAACTATTGATTATTGTTCGGGTACAAATGACGCTTGGTTCTATGCTAATTTTGTTCCACCCGCTAACGGTAACGCATATTATGGTAATTCATATTACACAAATGTTTCTTCTTTATCGGGAACCGCTTACGGAGTTGCAGGCTCATTTACAGGTACGGTATCAGGTTTTTATTACGGATTCTCGGGAACAAGTTATTCAGGATATAACAATCTTGTTGTTGCAACTTTACGTTCAAGAGGTATTACTCAATATTCATCAACCTTACACGGACCACAATATCAAGTGACAGGTACTTCTGATGTAACAATGATTGGTACAGGTAGTTATTCAGGAATAAGTCAAAATCCTTATGCTACTTTCTTGATTTCAGGTAGAACTTATGAAAACGACACGTTTAGTTTTGAGACATCATTTGCAACATCACAAGCTAACTATATTAGTAGTGTGTTTGGTGTGTCAAATTTCGCTAAAGACAGAACTGAAGTTCCTTTGTTTGTTGAAGAAAGATATTCAACAATGTTGGATTATGGATATAATCAAGGATTTATTCGTGGATTAAACGCTAATAATTTTATTTCTTTAGGTGATGCAAGAACTTCAACAAATACTGATACAACTGGTTTCTATTTAGAGAGATACCAAACACCTTCATCTCCTTGGGTTGTTTCTGAACTTAGAGGTAATTTAGTTTATAAATTATTCCGTGTTTATACCATTCCTGATGGAAATGCCGCAAACAGAGAAGTTAAGGTTTCTATTGCAAATATCTCATTTAACAATGGAACATTTGACTTGATAGTTAGAGATTTCTATGATACAGATGCTAACCCATCAGTTATTGAGAAATTCACTAATTGTACATTAGATGCTACAAATAACAGTTTTGTGGCTAAGAAGGTAGGTTCTATCGACGGTGAATACGCAATTCTTTCTAAATATATTATGTTAGAAATGAATGAAGAAGCTCCGTTAGACGCTCTTCCTTGTGGATTTGAAGGTTTTATAACAAGAAGTTATACTAATGGTACATCTCCTTTCCCTGTCTATAAAACACACTATGCAATCCCTGGTGAAGTAATTGCGAATCCTCCATTTGGTAGTTCTACAGGTGGTGATAATGCAGTAACTAGTCCTGGTGATAATAAAAGAAGAACTTATTTAGGTATTTCATCTTCAGTAGGTGTTGACGCAGATTTCTTCGACTATAAAGGAAAACAAAGACCTGTTGGTGATTTGTGTGAAGAAGGTAGTTACAACAACTGGCCAAACACAACAAAAGGTTTCCACATGGATAGTGGGGCAACTGTTGTAACGGTAAGTGGTGTTACACAATTTGAAGTTGGTGATGGTTCATTTAGTTCTGAACCAACAGATTCAACTAATCCATATTACTTCCTATACTCAAGAAAGTTTAGTTTCTTAGTACAAGGTGGTTTTGACGGATGGGATATCTACGATGAAAGAAGAACAAATGATGATTCTTACGCTCTTGGGCAGACTAAATTTAGAGCTGGTTTTTGTCCACAAGCACCATATCCAACATCAACAGGATGGGGTTCATTTAAAATTATCACTATTGAAGACGGCACAATTGATTACGCAAACACCGACTATTACGCATACTTGTTAGGTATTAGAACTTTTGCTAATCCTGAGGTAACAAACATCAATGTTCTTGTAACACCTGGTGTTGATTATGTTAATAATAGTGGATTAGTTGAATCTGCAATTGATATGATTACAAACGAAAGAGCGGATTCAATCTATGTTTGTACAACTCCTGACTTTAACCTATTACAAAACTCAACTTCGATGGATAATTTAATTTACCCACAAGAAGCGGTTGATAGTTTAGAACAAACAGGAATTGACTCTAACTACACAGCAACTTACTATCCATGGGTTCTTACTCGTGATACAGTAAATAACACTCAAATCTATATTCCAGCAACTGCTGAAGTTACAAGAAACTTAGCGTTAACTGATAACATAGCGTTCCCATGGTTTGCAACTGCGGGTTACACAAGAGGTATTGTAAATGCGGTTAGAGCTAGAAAGAGATTAACTCAAGAAGATAGAGACACTCTTTACAAAGGAAGAATTAACCCAATCGCAACTTTCAACGACGTTGGAACTGTCATTTGGGGTAACAAAACTCTTCAAATTGCTGAATCAGCATTAGACAGAATTAACGTTAGAAGATTGTTATTACAAGCTCGTAAATTGATTTCTGCGGTGGCTATCAGATTGTTGTTTGAACAAAATGATAATACAGTTAGACAACAATTCCTTGACTCTGTTAATCCAATCTTAGATGCTATTAGAAGAGACAGAGGTTTATATGACTTCCGTGTAACAGTACAAAATACTCCTGAAGACTTAGATGCTAACCAATTAGTAGGTAAGATTTATATCAAACCAACTAAAGCATTAGAGTTCATTGATATTGAGTTCTTAATTACACCAACAGGAGCGTCTTTTGAAGACATCTAATTAACTTAAATTTAAAAAGACCCTCACGAAAGTGGGGGTTTTTTATTTACATAATATTTATAGATATGAAAATGTTTTTAGTAGAAAAATTTGAAGAAGAAATTACACCCGATTTAAAGTATTATGCTTTTGACTGGGATGATAATATTCTTACAATGCCAACACAAATAATACTTCGTACTGAAGATGGTGAAGAAGTTGGTATGTCAACAGAAGACTTTGCGGAATATCGTGTGAAAGTTGGAGTTGAACCTTTTGAATATAAAAAGAAAACAGTTGTTGGATTTGCTGACGACCCGTTCAGAAATTTTGGAACCAAGGGGGATAAGAGGTTCATTATCGACGCGATGATGGCAAAAGAAGGACCAGCTTGGGGAGACTTTGTTGAAGCGGTTAATGGGGGTTCAATCTTTTCAATTGTTACCGCAAGAGGACATTCACCATTGGCTTTACGTAGAGCTATCGAAAATATGATTGAAACTAATTTTAGAGGAATATCTAAAAAAGAATTGGTTAAAAATTTAAGAAAGTTTAGAAAGTTTGCGGGTGAGGAAGATATGAAAGATAAAGAACTTATAAATGCTTATATGGATATGAATAAGTATTATCCTGTAACATTTGGAGACGGTTCCGCTCAAAGTCCCGAAAAAGGAAAGGTAGATGCTTTAAGAGAGTTTCAACAATATGTAAAATATTTAGCAAATATACTTAAAAAACCAGTAATGTTTAAAGATGATATTAGTAATAATTTTATTCCTAAAATAGGATTTTCAGATGATGATTTAAGAAATCTAGAAAAAGTTAAAGATGAATTATCAAAAGACCCAGAAAATATTATTCAAACAATATCAACACATGGTGGTAAAAAGCAAAACTATTAATATTTATAAACTGGACTTATAGCAAGTTTGAATAAAAAAAAACCTAAAGTAAATAGAAAAATTTTCGATAGGGACTATTTATAATAAAATAAAAGAAAAATTTAAAACAAAATAATATGGCTGATTTATTAATGAAAATGCCGATACCCTACGAACCAAAAAGGAAGAATAGGTTTATCATGTCTTTTAACGACTTGGGTATTAACGAATGGTATGTAGAATCAACAAGTAGACCTTCTTTAACGATTAACTCTACTGCGATTGATTTCTTAAATACTAAAACTTATGTTGCGGGTAAGTATGAGTGGGGAGAAATCTCTGTAACTTTCCGTGACCCAATTGGACCTTCAGCATCACAAGCGTTGATGGAATGGGTTCGTCTACATGCTGAGTCTGTAACAGGACGTATGGGATACGCTGCAGGTTATAAGAGAGATATTTTCTTAAGTCTATTAGACCCGACAGGTGTTGTAATTGAAAAGTGGGTTCTTAAAAACACATTCCTTACAAAAGTTGACTTCCAAGGATTATCTTACTCTGAAGATGGATTGGTAACTATCCAAGCATCTTTAAGACCTGACTACTGTATATTATTATATTAATATTATTTACTTTCTTATATTCAAACCCACGAAAGTGGGTTTTTTTATTTACAATAAATAAAAATAAGGTATTTTTATAATAAAAAACTATGAGTGACAATATAAATCAAATGAATTTAGACCTTCCACACGACGTGGTATTACTACCAAGCGAGGGTAGATTTTATAAAAATAAGAAAAAATCTGTTAAGGTTGGATATCTAACTGCTGCCGATGAAAACATTTTAGCTTCAGTTAACAATTTAAGTGGTGACCAAATTATTACTAATTTAGTTAGAAGTAAATTATATGAACCTGATATTAGACCTGAAGAAATGTTAGAGGGTGATTTAGAGGCTATTTTGGTTTTTTTAAGAAATACTTCATTTGGTGCTAATTATGATTTTACTTTAATTGACCCTGAAACTGATAAGAAATTTGAACATACTATAACACTTGAGTCTTTAGATTTCAAAAAAAGTGATGTTGAACCTAATTCAGAAGGTTTGATTTCTTTAGTTTTACCAAAAACAAAGAAAGAAATTAAAATTAAATTTTTAACATACGGAGAAAGTCAAAGTATTAGTCGACAGATTGACTCTTACCCAAAGGGTATGGTTTCACCTTCAGTAACTCTGAAGTTGACTAAACAAATTATTGAGGTTGAAGGTAACCGAGAAGAAAGTGCAATTGCGGATTTTATATCTAAAATGCCAATCATGGATTCAAAATACATAAACAACTTCATTAGAGAAAACGAACCTAAGTTGGATTTAGTGAGAGAAATAACAGCCCCATCTGGAAAAAAGGTACTCACCCGTGTGACCTTTGGGGCGGAGTTTTTTCGCCCTTTCTTCTGAGTATTTAAAAAATTTATTGGACCAATATTATCTATTGGGTTCCAAAATACATCTGTCATATTCCGATTTCATGAAAATGCCGTCTTATCACCGTAGATATTTGGTTGATAAGGTTATTGAAATTAATACACCTAAAAACGAATAGTAGGTTATTTATATAATAAAGATTAAATTATGTTTCATTACTTACATGGAGGAGGTGGAGGAACCACCCCAACTGCTGACGATTTTTTAGGCGAATCGATTAAGAGTGCCGGATTAAGCAGATATCAGGAGATGGGTGAAGGATTAAAAACCCTTAGTACAACTATACAGTCAATGGACGCTGAAGCTGCTAAATTTGCTAAGACAATGGGACGTACAACTGAAAATAGTTTAGGTCTTAAACAAAATTTAAACGCTTCGTATAGTTCAATAGTTGATTTAGGTGGTAAAATGAGTGACGCCGTTGACATGCAAGAAGGTCTTTTTAAAGCGAGTGGAAGAAATTTAGTTTTACTTAAATCACAAGCTGCTGAATTATTCGCGGCGTCCAGTGTTTCAGGAATAGGTTCTGAAAAACTACAAGAATCGTTTTATGATGTAGGTATGGAGGTTGCCCACATTGGGGAGAATATGTTTAAGATTTCAGAAGTTGCTAGTCAAATGGGAGTTAACGCTCAAGCGGTTTCTGTGACTGTAACTGGAAATTTAGATAAATTAAATAGATACGGTTTTGTAAATGGGGTTGAAGGTTTGGCAAAAATGGCGTCAAAGGCTCAGGCCTTAAAATTTGATGTGACTCAAACTTTTAATTTAGCCGAAAATTTAATGAGTCCCGAAAAGGCAATTGAAGTGGCGGCTTCTATACAAAGGTTAGGAGGTGCTGCAACAGCGTTAACCGACCCTTTAAAATTAATGGATTTAGCACAAAAT